CATAGCAGGTGTTGCCCCATCTGCTCCATCACTTCCGTTATTACCTGCAGGTCCTTGTGGTCCTGCGGCACCAGTTGCACCAGTGTCTCCTTTAGCTCCGTCACCAACTTCAGATGTTATATATCTTCTAAGTTCATCTATATCTTCTTTTAGTAATTGCATTTGATATATAAGTGCTGCTTCACCTTCAAAGACTTCAAGCTCTGTGTGTTTATTATTATCATATTTAGCTTTTAAGTTGGCTAAATCACTCCCTGTTTTACTGTGGATTGCTCCCGATTTTCTTGATGCTAGTGCCATATTATATTTTTGCTATAGTTAACTTACCTCCGTATACCTCTTCACCAGATGCTTGTGCTAACTCTATTAATATATAATTAGTAGCATCAGAGTTTACGTCAGTTATATTTATTTGTGTACCAATATTACCAGTACCCTTACTTGTTACCGTCTTACTATTAACGTCAGCCTCGTAAACAGTAACAGCAGATGTTGCACTACCATAAATATCTACATGAGTAGCTTTAAAACCAACAGGTATATCTACGTAAGCAAAAAGCTTTGCTGTACCATGAGACTCTAACCACCGATCACTACCTGTGTCATCTATCATTGCAGGTCTACCAACATCATCTGGAACAAAGTCACTTGGTAGTATCTTCACGTATGTTATACCAGGTAAAACGTTACCAGTTACACTTAAATTACCTGACTCATCTAAACTTCCTACCTCTGTGCTAGCGTTGTTTTCAAATGAAAATTTTTGTCCTGTCTCATCATTATCAGCATCTATTCTAAAAGTCATATTACCATCAGTGGTAAGGACAGCATCTGCATCTGCAGCTCCAAACTTAAATACACCTGTAGGCTCTACCATTAAATAAACAGTATCAGTATCACTGCCATCTGTACTAGCTACAGCTATACTTACAGGACCGTACTCTGAAGCTATTCTAAGATGATTTTCAAATCCTCCAGTATTATCTGCTAGTTGAATAAAAGCTCTTCTAGTTGTAGTTTGACTAAAACTTATAAAGGGGTTACCTGTTGTAGTTGTAGTCTTTACATTTAAAGTACCAGTTATATCTTTATTACCAGTTGTAAGAGCATCAGCAGTACTTGCTGCTATACCTAAAGCGTCTATATCTGCTTTTGTTTGGTCTGCAGTTGCACCAGCTGCTATACCATCTAACTTAGTTTTATCACCATTTGCAAAAGCTCCTTCGCTAGGCTGTAGTTGTATTGTACCAGTTGACGTAGGTAAAGATACTTCATAATTACTAGCTATAGAATCTGATGCTTTTAAAGATGCGTAATTAGTTCCATTATCAGAACCTTCATAAAACCTTATTTCAGGAGCTCCATCAGATTCTTCATTTTCTATTCTTAAATTATTAAAAGTTTTATTTCCTAAAAGTGTTTGAGTGCCCGTCAAGGTAACATCTCCAACATTTGCAGTTGCACCTGTAGCAATACCATTTAATTTAGTTTTATCGCCATTAGCAAATGCTCCTTCAGATGGCTTAACTTGTAGCGTAGATATTGTTACACCTTTTACACCAGCTAAATCTGTAAGCTCTGAATCCATCAAAGCTCCTGCTGCAGTTACGTTAGTAGTGTCTGTTACATCAGCACTAGCTTCTATACCGTCAAGCTTATCATGATGTGCAATAGACATAAGACCTTCTGCTGATCCTGTAGCCTCTGAGTAAACAGTGTTAGTATCTGTAGATGCTATAGTTATGTTGTCAGCATCAGTATGAGTTAATGTTATGTTAGATCCTGCAACAAACTTTATATCGTCTGTTCCTGATCCAGCTCCACCTGTTGTATTTCTTAATATAACATCATTAGAGCTATCTACAAAAGAAAGGGTTGTTGTGTTTTGTGTGTTAGTATCTGCAGTCATATCATCAACAACAAAGTCGATTCTACCATTAGTGTCGTCATAGGTAACCCCAATTCTTGTTTCAGTTCCTACAAGCATTCCTCCAACAATATCTTGAACTTGCTCTGATGTTAATACTGTGTCAGAGGCACTAAGTTCTACTTCTGATACCTCGTTACTTTTATAGTATAGTTTCCCGTCCGCAGATTTGGTATATATAACACCACCCTTACCATCAGCAGGGGTAGATGGAACTGATGATGACTCTTTAGTTTTAAAGGCTTGGGCTTTTATATCCCCATAAAAATCAAAAAGGCTACGTCCTAGTAGCCCTTTCTTTATAACCTTCATCACTCTAGCACCGTATTCGGTGACAACTTCACCTATACCATTTTTCTTTGGTGATTTCATTTAGATTTATTTTTTCTTCATCTTAGCACCGTACATTGCTTTTTTCTTCATCTTAGCACCGTACATTGCTTTCTTCATAGAGCCACCATACATCATTTTATCGTCAACTTTACCACCATGTTTCATGTAACCCATTTTGTTACGAACACTTTTAGGAAGTTTAGATAAACCTTTAGATTTAGATGGTACTTCTTTTAGTGAAGCACCTTTTTTAGCTTTAGCTCCTTTTTTTACTGCTTTCATTTTTTTTGTTTTTACGGGTGCAATCATTATAGCTAGAGCACCACCATGTTTAGCTCTATTTTTTTTCATATCTGGAGCAATTCTTTTTTTAAAGTCTTCTTCAGACTCTCCTGGTTTTGATCTGTAGGTTTGTTTTCCTTTTTTCCCATATTGAGTTCTAGAATGCTCTCCAACTTCTTCTTTGTTAGATTTAACTTGAGGAGAAGATTTTTGAACAACAGGTTTAGGTTGATTTCTTTTGCTTGGATCACTTTTACGCTTTACGCTTACCTTACCTGAAGCCTCAGTTCTTTGATAAGCTTCTCCTACTTCAGCTTCTCTTCTAGCTTTAATATTAGACCTACCTCTTTTAGTTGTTTCATCCGCAGCTTTCGATTCCTCCCTAGCCTTTGCCATATCAGCTGCCGCTTGATCTCTATATGTTTTGCCGCCAACTGTAACTCTACCAGGTGTAGCAGACTTTGTAGCTTCAGATTTAGCAGCCATATCAGCTCTTTTAGCTTTACCTATAGCGGCCATATCAGCTTTTTTAGCTGCTCTTTTAGCTCGATTTTCATCTCTTAGTTTTTCTATAGCAGCTTTTCTAGCTAGCTCTTCTGCTTGTTTTCTTGCTCTTCTTTTTTTAAAAAGTCTTGCCATTTTTATATTTCTTCTGCCCCTTCAAGGACGTTATAAAATTTATTAATCAACCTATGTGTTTTACTTGTTACACGATACTGGTTCGGTTTATTTGAGTTCCAAGCTCGTTTTTCAAAAACAAATATATAATCTCTTTTTACTAGTTCTGGAAACATCCTGTCGTTAAAGTTTTTACTAACGTACATGTTTTCCCTTATAAACCTTTTGGTAAAAGATCCTTTCTCATCGCTTATAAAAAGAAGGAACCTCATTTGATTATCCGTAAGGTCGTACTTTCTTTGAAAGGAGTACAAGGTATCACTTAGATACTTCAGGTAATTCCTCATTGTCTTAGATTAAATTAGTTCAAAGATAATAATTTTATTATAATTAAAAAATTATCCTTACATTTGCGTATAAAATAAAAATTTAAAATAAAATATTATGGCTTTAACAGGCACAAAGTTCAACGAACTTTCTTTAGGTCAATATGGATCTGTATACACTACAGCTTCTAGTGATGCTATTAAACCTCCGACAAATCATATTTTTGCTGCTATAACTTTTTTATCAGACACAGTTTTTGATTCTAGTGCAGGTTTAGTTGCAGAAACAGCAACTAAGTTTGTTAACACAGAAACTGCTGCTAATGATTTAGCAGATGGTTCAGAAACTGAAGTTCAAGGATCTGGTGGTCAAGTTGTAGATTCTGTTGTTTTCCCTAAAGGTATAACTATCTTTGGAAGATATACTGAAATTGATATTACTTCAGGAACTATAATAGCTTACATAGCACCAAGTCACTAATTAATGCTTAGTCTTGGAAGTAACATATCATCTACTCAATCAGTAGAGGCTAAGTATAGTGCTGTATTTGATGGTGAACATGACTTTATTGATTGTGGTCCGTCAACTAGCGTAATAGCTAATGGTGCTAGTGATGTTTCAGTAATGTTCTGGATTAAAACTACTACCTCAGAATCGAATAGATACATATTTTCAATAAAAAGAGGTTTTTCCTCTTCAGCTTTTTCATGCATAATTTCCAGCAATAAAGCATCATCTATTATTCATACGGGTTCTGGTTCTCATACTAACCCAGCAAGCACTACTAGTATAAATGATGGTACTTGGCATCATGTTGCTATAACAGCAAATGCATCATCTCAAAAAATATACGTTGATGGTGGCACAGCAGAGGATACTCATACTGATGGGTTTGATATGGACACAACCGCAGATACATTTATGATAGGGGATCATGACACAAGTAAGTTTATGGAAATGACTCTTTCAAGCTTGGCTGTATTTAATACTGAACTTAGTCAGGAGAACATACAGGCTGCTTATGACGGAGGTGGAGACTTTAACTTAACCTTTAATCAAGGTAACTACAACAGTTCTTCAAACTTGACAGCTTACTATAAAATGGGTAATGGTTTATTTGATGACAAAGCTATTGGTATAGTTCACGATCAAGATAATCCTGGATTTGGTAGCAATTTAGTTACAAACGGTCATTTTGATGTTAATACCAGTGGTTGGAGTGGTAGCGGTGGTAGTTACATACACTCTTTAACTTGGGAAAAAGATTGTTTATATTTTTGTTCGGTAGACTTATACTTAGTAAGTGGAAAGTTTAGGATGGATGGTGCAGATACTGCTGTTATCGGTGCTGGTACAGGTAGTAATAATAATATTATTGGAATAGAAACTTATGATGCTGCTATAGATGATAGGTGGAGGACATTAACTGGATATGCTGTTGGCGTTGCGTCAGGTGACACTGATGAGCTTTGGATTAGATCATTTGGAACTAGTAGTAGTCAATCAATTACTCAAGGAACTTTTGGTGGAAGAAGTGGGGTTGCAAGATTTGTTTTTGCTGATACTGGAGAGTTTTATATAGACAACGTTTCTGTTAAAAAATTAAATGGCAACCCAGGTATAACATCTTCTACAGAAGGTGAGATTATATTTTCATCTGACACTCCTTAAATTATGGTAACATACGTTATAATAGATACAACAGAAATTACAGATGAAAACTCTGTTATAGATTTTTCTAGACTTATGAGTAGAAATGCTGCTATGTTAAGGTACAGTATTGATAAATCTAAAGCTTTAGTAAAATACAATGGTGAGCAACCATCTTTTTTAAGTGGTAAAACAACATACACTCATGACCAGATAAAGGTTGAAATGGCTAAGTCAGAGTGGTATACAGATACAGAAGAATAAAATGGAAATATTTAAAAACGATAATAACTGGAACGAGAAGGCTATAGTTGGATTTATAGCTTTTGCTATAATGTGCCTTATAATGATAGCTGACCTTGTTACTGGTTGGGTAGGTAGTGATTTAATAATAAACGAGTACGTATATAATTCATTTGTTTGGGTTGTGTTGGGCTCGTTTGGTATTTCTGGGGTAGAAAAATTCGCTAAGAAATAAGATATGGCTAAAGCAGTTAAGAAATTAAAGGGTCTAACAGATAGACAAAAAGCAACTATGAAGAAACATTCAGTTCATCATACTGCTAAACACATGGCTTCTATGAAAAAAGCTATGCTGTCTGGAAAGTCTTTTAATGAAGCTCACAAAATAGCAATGAAACAAGTTGGAAAATAATGCATAAAGGTTGCACTTGTAAAGCTGTAAAGCGAAAGAAAAAAGGTAAGAAGGTCAAAACTATGAAGAAAGGTGGTTCTGTAAAAGATGCTTGCTATCATAAGGTAGTATCTAGATACGGACCTAAGACTTCAGCTTATAGAAGTGGTGCAATGGCTAAGTGTAGAAAAGTAGGTGCTGCTAACTGGGGTGAAGGTGGTAAGAAGAAAAAGAAGTAATGGCAGTTAGAAAGACAGCAGCAGGTTTACGACTTAAACGCTGGTTCAAAGAAGACTGGCGTACACCTAAAGGTAAGAAAGGATATAAAGGTGGAGAAAATACTTTTCGCCCTACTAAAAGAATAACAAAAGATACACCTACAACTTGGAGTGAACTTACTCCTGGTGAAAAACGTAGAGCTCAAATAGAAAAAGATACTAAAGGTAGAGTGTCTAGATATAAGAAGAAAAAGGTGAAAGCGGTAAAGAAGGCAAAGAAAGGAATGGGTATAAAGACTAGCATTAAGTCTGGTAACTTTAGACCTACTAAGTCTGGTGCAGGTATGACAGCTAAAGGTGTTAAAGCCTATAGAAGAGCTAACCCTGGTAGTAAACTTAAGACTGCTGTTACTGGAAAAGTTAAACCTGGAAGTAAATCTGATAAAAGACGTAAATCATATTGTGCTAGATCTCTAGGACAATTAAAAAGAAGTAGTCAAAAGACTCAAAACGATCCTAACTCAAGAATCAGACAATCACGAAAAAGATGGAAATGTTAAAGAAATTAATTACATTACTTACGTTTATATCTTTAAGCGTTTATTCCCAAGACACTTTATTTGTAGATTGCGATGGTACACCATCTCCAGATAACTGGTTAGGTGATGGATTTTGTGATGACGGTTCTTACACTTGGAATGGAGCTCCTATAAACTTTAACTGTGAAGAGTTTGGTTATGACGCAGGAGATTGCGAAGCACAACTACCTCCTGAACCAGAAGGTGTATTTGGATGCACTAACCCAGAAGCACCTAATTTTAATCCTTGGGCTGAGTTTGATAACAATACTTGTATAGGATTAAGCTGCTCTGATGGTGAAGCTAAGATGATCCTTAAGCTTACATTAGATCAGTATCCAAGTGAGACAGGTTGGATATTAACAGATATATCTAATGGTCAACCTGTAGAAAGTGTAATAGCTGGTGAGTATTCTTACGAAGAAGCAAACCAAACTATTATATACGATTTGTGTGTACCTGAAACGGGTGTAGAGCTTATATTAAGTGATACATACGGTGACGGGCTTGAAGGATCTTTATACGGTGGTGGTACAGATGGAGACTTTATAATACTTGGTGACGCAGAGCCTTGCGGTAGTCTGGATACCTTATGGTCTTTAGATTCTGTCTCTTTTGGTAGCACTGCTTATTCAGGACCTATATGGTTAGAGCAATGTGATTTACCTATTGTAGAGGGATGTACAAATAATACATATATAGAGTTTAGTCCTTTTGCTAATTTTGATGATGGTAGTTGCGAAACACTACATACGCTAGGTTGTATTAATCCTAACTCTTTTAATTATAATCCTACTGCTACACTAAACGAAATAATACCTACATGCAATTACACTCTTATTATAGAAGATGATGGTGGTGACGGTTGGGGTGATTGTTATATAGGTGTAGTACAAGAGGATAGCATCCTTGGTACATACACTATGGGACCTGGATCTTACTCACAAGAGTTTGGTATAACACTAGAAACAGATAAGCCTGTCAAAGTATATTACTTTGAAATAGCTAATCCACAAACCCCTCCTGCAGAAGTCGCTTTCCAGACTATGCACAATTCTTTTAGACTTATTAATTCATCTGGTGATGTAACATTGCAAGGCGGTGTGTTTCCATTTTCTAACAATGGGCAGGGTGCGCTTAAAGCATATAAGCCACCATTTTGGCATGTATATAACGCTCTCCCATTTTGTGGAGATTATTGCATACCTAAAGTATACGGGTGTTTGGATGAACAAGCTTTAAACTATAACTCTAACGCAAACACAAACGATGGTAGTTGTATTGAGATAGTAGAAGGTTGTACCTCACCCTTTGCATTTAACTATGACTCCCTTGCTAACGTAGATGACGAAAGTTGTGTAGCAGTAGTTGTAGGGTGTATGAATAGTGAAGCATGGAATTATAACCCAGATGCTAATACAGCAGACGAGTCTTGCTTATACTTTGGGTGCACAGATAATTTAGCTCTTAACTACGATAGTACAGCAAACGTAAATAATGATAATTGTATATATCCTGTACCAGGCTGTACAGATCCTTTAGCATTTAACTTTGAAGTAGATGCAAATGTAAATGACGGTAGTTGCATCCCCGTTATAATAGGATGCATGGACCCTACAATGTATAATTATAATGATGAAGCGAATACTGCAAGTGATAATTGTATCCCTTTTATATTTGGGTGTACTGATACTATTGCATTTAATTATGACCCTATTGCTAATACCGATAACGGGTCTTGTATCCCAGTAACACTTGGATGTACTGATCCTAATGCGTTTAATTATAATCCAAATTCCAATACAGAGGATTTTTCTTGTATAGATGTAATATATGGATGTACTAACGATGTAGCATTTAATTTTGATTCACTAGCAAATACAGATAATGGTGGTTGTATAGATGTATTAGAAGGTTGTATGGATCCATTTGGATATAATTATGACGCAGTGTATAACACAGACGATGGAAGTTGTTTATATGATGCAGGATGCGTTGATGGTCCTGGTATGCCTTACTGGTTAAATGATACATGTTATGCTTGGGTTATTTTAGTAGATCCTTATTGTTGTAATAACGATTGGGATGATAAATGTCAACAAATATATTGGAGCTGCTCTTGGGATAGCCCTTTAGATACAAGAGATTTACTTAGAGGGCACAATGTAGTTATGTATCCTAACCCTATGGGTGACGTATTAAATATATTAATAAATGGTCCTGTAGGGATAAAGGTGTATGACATAACAGGTAAACTTGTTGTTAAAATAAAAGAAAATCAAACACATAAAGGTTTAAATCAATTAAATGTAAGTTTACTACCTTCTGGAGTGTATAATTTTAGCGTAACATATAATGGTAACACTAGCACAACAAAAGTATTAAAGAGATGAAAAAATTAAAAGAATTTTTTAAACCTGACGTTGCGTATTTATCATTCTGGTTGATCTTAGTTTTATTTTACACTATATTTTTTAGCATGGTGTCATCTTGTAACGCTCAAGGTTTAAATAAAATACTTAAATATTCTACTTTTTACGCAGCAGTTAATGGTGGTACATCATTAGGTGATGATCAAATATGGTCTGTAACATCTGGTACGTTAGAAGAGGAAACTATTAAAACTCCTTTTGATTATAACGTATCTGTTGGTATTAGAAAGATAAAAAGATTTGGATATGAGAATAGAGCGAATACATTCTACAACGGTACTGAGAACTCATACTCAGACGCAGCAACATTAGGTCGGTTAGATGGCTTTGAATATTTATTTGAAGCTGACTTCGTGAGACGGTTAGGCGTTAACTATGTGAACCAGAATCACTTTATAAGATATGTTGCAGATAGCTGGGTAGCCAAGGTGGCATACCTTGAGGATGGATTCGCTGATATTAAATACTTTGAGGCCTCTGAAAGGTTTCGTTTAAAGGTAAGGGGTGGCAAGCTTTCGTTGAACGGGGGTTTAGTACAAAGGCTTGCCGAACCTTACGGTTTTAATCCTTTAGAAGATTGGGTATTAGATAACGGAACTTTACATTACACATACCTAGCTCTACAAGAAGGTTACAACATCACCCTAGGGGGAGAGTATTTTTCTCCTGACGGAGAGCTTGTAGCTAGCAGTCAAGAAGTATGGGAAGAAGTTGTTATACCACAAGTTATAAATAATTATGTAGAAAAACAAAGAAACTCTATATCTAATATAGTTGAGTATTCTTTTGTTATGGGTTTAGATTATTATCATTTTACAAAAGATTTCTGGTTTCACACTTGGGGTAATATTATGCCATACCACTTAGATACTAAGAATACTTACTCTTATCATAAGTTTAATGAAGGTCAGTGGATTGACTATTCTTTAGGTTTAATTTATGGTTATAGATTTAATAAAAGTTTTGGTATATTTGTGGAAGGAAGGTATAATAAGTATTGGAACAGACAGTGGCACAACTTTAGTGTTGGTCTTAATTACGTAATATTTTAAAAATGGCAAAAGAACTAAGCGAAGAAACGTCTTTTAATATAAGTTTAAAGACTTTGGCAGGAATAGGTTTTGTAATGGCTGCAGTAATTAGTGGTTGGTTTGTGTTGCAAGCGGATATAGCAGAAGCTAAAAAACTACCATTACCTGCAGATCCAGAAATTACTCGTATGGAGTATGACATGAAAGATCAACTTATTCGACAAACTATTATGTCTACACAAGAAGACGTAACAGAGATTAAAACCCAAATGCTTAGAATGGAAGATAAGATTGATAAACTAAGATGATAAAACTGTTTTGTTTAACGTTATTAATTACAACAATTATGTCAGCTCAAATACAAAATGATAATCTTATTCATGTGGGTGGATCATATATTATTAGCTCAATGACTGCTGCTGTAATTTATAATAAAACAAAAAACAAAAAAAAAGCCTTAATATGTGGTTTAGTTGTTTCTTTAGTTTTAGGTGCAGGAAAAGAAGTTCACGATAATAGATTAAGTACTAAAGATACTTGTACTGATTTAATTTCAAACACGATAGGATCTACATTAGGCTTAGTAACTATTAAAATAGCAATATGAAAAAACTATTAATATTACTACTACTACCTTTTACAGCAGTGTGTCAAGATTTTTCTGATGGAATGGTTGCTGTTGAGTTTAATGCTAGTTTTAATAAATCTAACGAAGTAGTTTGGCTATCAAAGCTATCAGATTGCGAAATAGAAAGAGTTGATATAGCTGCAGATTCAAGATGGTCTAAAGAGTACAAAATAGTAGTTGTTCCTACTATTGTTATATTTAACAACAACGAAGAAGTAAAAAGATTTCAAGCAAATATTATGATGACTATGGAAGCAACTCTTAAGGAGGTTCAAAACTCTATAGATGAGATAGTCATGGAAGCGTTTTAAATTTAAATTATGAAACTAAGTAAAAATTTCTCTCGTGCAGAGATAGAACACAGTAACACAGCAAAAAGATTAGGTATAAGCAATGAGATGTCGGATAAACACTTGGAAAACATGCAAAGGCTTATTGACAATCTTATACAGCCTCTTCGTGACTCTATTGGTCCTATTCGGATTAGTAGTGGTTATCGTTCCCCGTCACTTAATCGTGCTATTGGGGGTAGTAGTCGCTCACAGCATAGTAAAGGTGAAGCTTTGGATCTCCAGTTTTGGGAAAAAGGAAAAATGAATAACAAAGTTATTTATGATTGGATATTAGATTCAGGTTTAGAGTTTGATCAAATGATAAACGAGTTTGACTTTTCTTGGATACATATATCTTTAAAAAAGAATAGTAATAGAACACAGGTTTTAGAGGCTTACAAAGATGATGAAGGAGATACTTCTTACAAACTTGCGTAACTATGAGTAAACTATTAAATTTTTTAAGTGGAGGTGTTGTTAAACAAGTTGGGGATGTAATAGATAACCTTAGCACCTCTGAAGAAGAAAGACTAGAAGCAAAGCGTAAGATGGAAGAAGTTCTTATGCAGGCTGAGTCACAAGCACAAGAACAGGTTACCAGACGATGGGAGGCGGATATGAAGTCTGATAACTGGCTATCTAAGAACATTAGACCACTTATATGTATATTTTTAACTGCAATTTTTGTAGTTTTGTCAGTGTTTGATGGGAACGCAGGAGGTTTTGAAATCCAAGAGAGTTATATTCCTATATATCAAACGTTATTAATAACAGTGTATGGAGCTTACTTTGCTGGTAGGTCTATAGAAAAAATAAAGAAAAAATAAAATGAGTTCACTAAAAGGTAAAGCAATATCTAAGACATATCAAAGAATACTTCAGACTTCTTCTGAGGTTTCTGATACAACCTTAAAAGGTGTTGAAACTGGGGATGGTAATTCTACATCTATGAAATTATCTACAGATAAAGTAGAGTTTTTAAAAGTAGGTGTAGGTACTGGAGGAGTAGTTCCAGATGGTTTATTTCATGTTTATTCTGCTAGTGCTGGCTCTGTTACTGCAAGTGCTTTTGCTAATCAAATTGTTTTAGAAAATTCTGGTGATTCTGGATTATCTATACTTTCTGGATCTTCAGCTTCAGGTAATATATATTTTGGTGATTCTAGTGATAACGATGTTGGTAGAATATCATACGACCACTCTAATGATGCTATATCTTTTTCTACGTCTGGAACTGAATCAATGGTTCTTGATAGCTTGGGTAATCTTAAGGTAAGTGGTACTGTATCTCAATCAGATAATAGATTTGAACTTGTAGAGTATTTTGAAAAAGTTCCAAGTTTAGGAATAACAGATGCTCAAGTAACTCAAGCTTCAAGTGCAACTACAGATGTTACTTTAGACGCAAAGTATGGTGTTATAACAATGCATACAGTTGATTTAGCTGCTACAGATACTGTTCAGTTTACTTTTAATAATACTCATATATATGGAGCTACATCTCAAGTTTTAGTTAGCATAATAGATTCAAATGTAAATACAGCTGATAATGCTATAGTTAGCGTTATGGTTCTTGATGTAGCTGATGGTAGTTGTAAAATAAGAATTGGTACTAATGGTACTGATATTGCAGATCAAGTGTTTAAATTGTTTTTTGTAATAGATTCTTATGTTACTCCTAATCAAAACTTTGTTTTAGGAGGTACTAGTTCTGGTTCTGTTCAAGTAAGCGGTAATACTGGAAGACCTACTAATGGTTTTGCTGGTATTAAACTAGTTACAGGAACTACTGATAATGATTTTACTGTTTTAACCACTAGAGATGGTGAGACTGAAATGCCATCTACTTTTGATTCTTCTGCTTGGTCTTCTGTGCCTTTTGGTACAGAAAATAGAATACAGCTTGATTGTGCTATATCTACAGGTGGTACTATAACTGAAAGTGCTATATGGGCTGGATTAAAATTAACAGAGGTTGGTGCTTACGCTACAGACGCAAATCAAGCTTACTTTTTGTACGCTACTGATGATGATTTAGGAGCTTTAACAACTAATGGTAATCTTCATTTTGTTTATAGTGTATCGGGAGTAGATTATATAACAGATTTAGGTATAGCAGTTGCTGCTAGCACTGTGTATAAATTAAGAATTTCTATTGATGAGACTAGAAGGATTAGTGTATTTGTAGATAATACTCAATATGGATTAACCTCTACGCCAACAACAACAACTGCTGGTGGTGTAACTGAAACTAATTCTAGAAAAAAATCTTTAATTATGACTGACGATATAGATTTGTTGCCTTTTGTAGGAGTTCAAGCTTTAAGTGCAGCAGGTAGAGGTATGCAGATTGGATTTATAAAAATGTCTAGAGATTTATTTGAATAGAATACATAACAAATTTAAATTAAAGAAAAATGGAAGCAATAAACCCTATTATAAGAAAGATAACAATAGGGGACTTAAAGCAAGGGCTTACTTATCAGGTAGGTCAGAGAATGCTTGGGGGTTCACTAGAGGTTACAGCTATTATACAAGACGAAGCTGCGTGGTATAAACATCAACAGGTTGTATACGATGTGTATATAAAGAAAGATGGTGAGGAGTTTTCAAGACCTTGGAAAAGGTTTTTCTCTCAACCCACAGCTATAGAATATAACACTGCAGTGCTGGAAGAAGAGTACGAGGTTAAGTAAAGATTAAACGTAAATATAAGCAAAAATGAAGCCAATTAAAGATGTCTACTGGATAGAGGTAGAAAAAGAAACAGAAGATACCATAATGTTAAACGGTAAAGAGTTATATAGAGATACCTCTTACGACCCTATGAAGTTAGCAAGACAGTATGGTACGGTGTATAAAACACCAATGCAGGACACTAAAGAGACAGGAATACAGGAAGGTGATAAAGTTTGGTTTCACCATTTTATAGCAACACCTGTAAACCTTGTTACACATGCTGATAAAGATAATATATATCAAGCTTTTGCAGAGCAGATATATCTTATACAAAGAGGCGAAGAGTACATTCCTGTAGGACACTGGAACTTTATGGAGCAAGAAATGAAAGAGCCAGAGCAATCTGAGTCTGGAATATTTCTAGAGACTTCAGCTTCTGAAGTAGAGCTTCATGGCAAGGCAGTTATAATAACTGACTGGATGAAAGAGCAGGGTGTATCTGAGGGAGATAGAGTTATGTGGAGCGAAAACTCTGAGTACGACATGGATATAGATGGTAAGAAACTTCTTCGTATGCGTAACTTTGATGTATTAGCTGTATATGAAGGAGCAGAATAAAGATTATGCCCTTAAGACTTTAGAGAAGTTAATAGAGGCAAGTAAAGGAGCTGTAGATCTTCTTATAGAGGAGATAGGTAAACCTTTAATCGAAGAAGATGACGCTAAAAGAAGACAAGCTATAAAAGCAAAAAGAGAATGCTTTGAAGACTGTCAAGAAATTCTTTTAGGAATAAAAAACCTTGAGGATAGAATCAAGGAAGGAGAATCCTTAATAGAAGAGAAAAAAGACTTTAAAGGGTCTTTTGCTGAACGGTATGCAAAAAAGTGATACTATATATCTTATAGAGGGTAGCGAAGGAGATGTCTTAGAGTTTGATAACTTAAAGATAGTTCTGCCTAAAAAACCTAGATACAAGAAAGACATACTATATCACAACCTCCCTAAGAAACAACAAAGGTGGACTAGAGAGGATATACCAAAGGGTTTAACAAGGGATAACGCTACAGATTATGTAGACTATATAGAGGAAGAGTTTAGACGCAGGAGAGACGGTTTATGGTTTTATAATAACGGTGTTCCTACGTATATTACTGGATCTCATTATATGTTTATTCAGTGGAGTAAAATAGATGTTGGTTTTCCTGATTACAGAGATGCTAACAGAACGTTCTTTATTTTTTGGGAAGCGTGTAAAAACGACAAGAACTCTTACGGAATGTGTTTTCTTAAAAACAGACGTAGTGGTTTTTCTTACATGGCAAGTAGTGAGATAGTTAATCTAGCTACTCAAGTCTACGATAGTAACTTTGGTTTACTCTCTAAAACAGGTGCAGATGCTAAGACAATGTTTACAGATAAAGTAGTTCGTATATATAGAAACTACCCTTTCTTTTTTCAACCTATACAAGATGGTTCTAGTAACCCTCGTGTAGAGTTAGCATTTAGAGAGCCTGCTAAAAAGATAACAAGGAATCAAAAGCATATAGAGAAATCTGAAGCTTTAAATTCTATTATAGATTGGAAGAACACTGCTGATAATAGTTATGATGGGATGAAGCTTAAGCTTCTTGTGCATGACGAAGCTGGTAAATGGACAGGTCAAAACTCTATAAAGAAAAATTGGAGTGTAACTCAAACTTGTCTTTTATTAGGTAGAAAGGTTGTAGGAAAGTGTATGATGGGCTCTACTGCTAACAAGCAACAGGATGGTGGTGCAGAGTTTAAAGATATATTCTACGACTCTGACATGGGAGAGAAAGATCTTAATGGTAGAACTAAAAGTGGTTTATATAAATTATTTATTCCTGCCTATGATAATTTGGAAGGATTTATAGATGAGTATGGGTATAGTGTTATAGACACTCCAGATAAACCAATTATGGGTATTGACGAGATGAATATTGAAACTGGTGCTAGAGATTATATACAAAATAGACGTGAGGCTTTGAAGAATGATACAACAGCACTATCAGAGTTTAAGCGTCAGTTTCCATTTACTATAGAGGAGGCGTTTAGAAATGATACACAAAGTTGTATATTTGATGTCGAAAGAATCTATCAACAAATGGATTACAACGAAGTTAATAATACTCCTACAACAAGAGGAGAGTTTGTTTGGAAAAATGGCGTACAGGATAGCGAGGTTATGTGGATACCTCACAGAAAAGGTAAGTGGGAAATTACTTGGGTTCCAGACGTTGAAAATCAAAACCTTGTATCTTCTAGGTTTGGTAAGAAGTTTCCTGGTAGGGCAGATCAACTTGTTGCAGGTTGTGACCCTTATGACCATGATACGACTACCGATGGTAGAAGGTCTGATGCTGCTGCTCATGTGTTTCATAAGTTTAACATGTCAAGTGACGCGTCTATGCAGTTTGTATGTGAGTACATTAATAGACCACCTAAGGCAGAAATATTTTACGAAGACATGATTAAGATGTGCGTATTTTATGGGTGTCAAATATTAGTAGAGAATAACAAGGTAGGGATACTAAAGTATTTTGAGAATAGAGGTTATTATGAGTATTTGATGGACAGGCCAGATATGACTCATACAGAGTGGAGTAGAGGAAAGCAAAAGACTAAAGGAATACCTGGATCTGGAGCTGCAGTTATAAATGCTCAAGCTGAAGCTATAGCTACCTATATATATGATCATGTAGGGTATGACGCAGAGACTGGAGAGATTGGTAGATGTTTTTTTAACACGCTTCTTGATGATTGGAGTAGGTTCGAGATAGACAATAGAACAAAGTATGATGCTAGTATATCGTCTTCATTAGCTTTATTAGCGTCACAGAAATATATAAAACCTAAAAAAGAATTAAAGGTATCATCTCCTTTAGTTAAAAAATATAGTAACAAAGGAATGTTTAGCAAACAAATAAAATCATGACTTACGGCAACAATAAAAACAAATTAAATGGTTACCCATCACCTTTAGCCTCTAACGAAGAAAAGGCTACTAAGGAGTATGGTCTTGAGTACTTTAAAACAATGTACTACGAGTGGCATAATAATGGTGACGTATATTTTAGAGATCGTAAGATGCGATATAATCGTAACAGATCTTATGCTGAGGGCAATCAAGATGTAGGTAAGTATAAAGATTTACTTGACGTTCAAGGAGACTCTTCTTACCTTAACATAGACTGGAGCCCTGTATCTATTATACCTAAGTTTGTTGACGTTATTGTTAACGGGATGGTTAATCAAGACTACGACATAAAAGCTAAAACTATAGACCCTGTTGCTGCTAACGAAAGGATGGAGAAAAAGAAGCAACTCTATGGTAATATGCTTACTAAAGATTTCTTACAAAACTTAGAGGATGAAACTGGTTTGCCTTTAGCTCCTAAAGAGTTTGTTGCTGAAAGCTCTGAAGAAGTTGAAATGTTTATGGCACTTAATTATAAGCAAAATGTAGAAATAGCTTTAGAGAAAGCAATAGAGTACACTTTAGATATTAACGACTATGACGAGGTTAAACGATATATGATTCGTGATCTTGTCGTCTTAGGTTTATGTGCTGCTAAAACAGAAATTTCAAAAACAGAAGGTGTTAAGATACGCCACGTTGATCCTGTAAACCTTATAACTTCTTTCTCTGCTAAGCCAGATTTTAAAAATATAAGACATGCAGGTGAGATTTATTCTATTACTATTGCTGATTTAAAAATGCAAGCTGGTGATGAGTTTAGTGAGGAGGATTATATTAAAATAGCTAGAGAGTATGCTGGAAAAAATAATAACCCATCTAACTATGGTACTCAAGCTTATTACGAGAATGGTAACGAGACTTACGATTACGATAAGTTTAGTGTGAATATATTAGATGCTGAGTTTATTACTAGTCACTCTTTAAAATATGAGAAGAAAGAGAATAGGTTTGGTGGGTACTCTGTAAACAAAAAACCTTCTAACTATAAAAAACCTAAAAATTCTAAAACTAAAAGGGAAGATGTAGGTTCAAGTGTAAAGGTTGTATACAAGGGGAAGTATATTGTAGGAACAGATTATGTGTTTAATTATGGTATGATGCAAGATATGCCTAGAGCTAAGTCTAACTTGTCTGAAACAAGACTATCTTATATAGTGTATCAACCAAACTTATACAAAATGAAGAGTCGTTCTTTAGTAGATAGAATGATTCCTTTTGCTGATCAGATACAATTAGCTCACCTTAAAATACAACACACTTTAGCTAAAGCTAGACCTAAGGGTGCAGCCTTTGAGGTGGGATCATTAGAAAACGTATCTAAGGGTGATGGTGGTACATTTACTCCTTTAGAACTTCAAGAGATATACGATCAAACTGGTAATATATACTATAGACGTATAGACGATGAAGGTCAGATGACTGGGGCTATGCCAATTCAAGAATTAGAGAATGGTATAGGTCGTGATTTTAACACTCTTATAGGTGTTTATAATCATAACATGCAAATGATTCGTGATGTGACTGGTGTTAACGAGTCTAGAGACGCTTCTAAACCATCTAGTGAAGCTTTGGTAGGAGTTCAAAAACTATCTTTATTAGCATCTAACAATGCTACTAGAGATATTAACGATGCTTATCTTAACGTTACAACAAGGGTTTCTCAAAGTATAACTGTTCGTATGCAAGATTTAGTAAACTTTAAAGGGCTACATAAGATGTATACTAACGTTATAGGTGATACTGCAATGTACTCTATAGATATGATGAAGAAGCTTTCTATTCACGAGTTTGGTATAACACTAGATGTTGCACCTAGCGAGGAAGAAAAGCAGATGATGGAGCAGAACATACAAGCATCTATAGCTCAGAAAGAGATTAGATTGGAGGATGCCATTATGATTAGATCTATTAAGAATATTAAGATGGCTAATCAAATGCTTGTTTTAAGAAGAAAGAAATATCAAGAAGAACAGCAATTGCAAGCACAAGAAGCTTCTAAGCAAAACGCTGAACTACAACAGCAGTCTGCTCAACAAGCTGCACAGTTAAAACAACAAGAGTTGCAGACTGAGATGCAGATAGAGCAGGCTCGTGTTCAAGCTAAAGTTCAAGCTGATATGCAACTTAAACAATTAGAGTTTCAGTTAAAAGAACAGTTTGAGCAAGCTCAACACCAAAGAAGATTGAGAGAAATAGAGTTAGGAAACTTAGGTAAAGAGGGTGCTGCATCTATCCAGGGAGAGGTTCGTAAATCTGTTCAAGAGCAGTCTGCTATGAATCAATCTCAAATGATAGAACAAAGACAAGGTAAGAGAGGTCCTTTGAGTGAACAACAAAACATACCTCAATAATTTGACATTAATGTAAAATAGTTTATATTTGCAAAAATAACATAAATTAAATTTAAGACAATGGATATAAGAGATGAATTAGTAAAACAGTTTGGAGGCGAGGTTGTACAACCTGAATCTAAACAAAATATCGTTGACTTGACTGGTGATGAAAACCAAGCAGTCGAGTCAGAGCAACCTGTAACGCAGGAGCAATCTAACGTTATAGACTTGACAGGTGAGAGTTCTTTAAATACTGAGGAAACTACTAACGTTGAGGAACAACCTCAAACTAGTCAACCACAAGAGGGTGAAGAAATCAGTGATGATGAAGTTGTCTTACAATACCTTAGCGAGAAGCTTGGTCGAGACCTAACATCATTTGATGATCTTAACACAACTAGTGAACAAACAGAAAGTAATGACTTTGCTAGCGAGCAGCTTCAAGTTATTAATGAGTACGTTAAAAACACTGGTCGTACAGTTCAAGATTACCTAAACACTCAAACGGTTGATTTAACCAACGTGTCTGATGACGCTTTAATGAAGGAGTATCTACGATTAGATAACCCAGATTTAACTGATGCAGAGTTAAATGATTATATGGCGACAACGTACAAAACAGACAAGGAGGAGTATAATGCTAGAGAAACTAACGCTGGTAAGGTTCAACTTATGAAGGACGCTAAAGCTGCTAGAGACTACTTTAACAAGGTGAAAGAGGATTATGCTATACCAACTGAGGTAGACGATCCTGGAGTATCTGAGGCAGAAAGAGGAGAATGGTTATCTCAAATGGAGACAGAGGTTAATGACCTTGAAGGTTTATCCTTCTCTATGAATGACCAAGGTGAAGAATTTGTTTATAATCTAGATGACGAAGCTCGTCAAGAGATTAAAGGATATAATTCTGATCTAGAAAACTTTTTCGATAAGTATGTTGATGAAAGTGGCAAATGGGACTTTGACGCTCTTAATACAGATATGTACATCATGAACAACATTGATAAGATTGTTCGAGGTGTAGCTAATCAGTACAGAAGTAAAGGAACAGAAAGCGTAATTAATGAGATTAAGAACCCTTCGTTTACACAAGATAAACAAAGCACCCCTCAGAAACAGGAGTCAACTCTCGATATGTTAAGACGACAAATTCTTGGTTAAAAACGAAAATTAATTATTATTTACTTAA